GAGTGGCACACCTAATTTTTTCGCGATAGCGACTTGTGAAGGTGTGAGTTTCACAGTTTGGCGACCAGGTTTTACGCTTCTATTTGCAGAAGCCACCGACTGAACGGGCCTAGTCGTTTGTATGTTATCACTTGTACCAAACTTATGAGGAAAGTCAACACGTATTCTTTTATTAACCTCTTCATAATACTCGTCCGATTTAGGATCAAATCCTTCCTTTTCAACAAGATCCTTATGGATTTCAAACGCAGTGAACGTCATAGCTCGGTCTTGACCGAACCATCTATTCTTTCCTGCCCAAGTTTCCGCTTTAGGATCAGCTGGTTGTTGATAGGGTAATTCTCTTGGAGTTTGTATTGGTAATTTACCACCGTCAGATAGTTTGACGTCTTCTCTACCTTCTTTGGCTTGCTCCATTTTCGCATTCTCAAACGCTAATGTAGCAATCCTTTTGTTTGCCTCGACTTGAGCTTTTGCATCCCCAGCTTCAATGGCTCCGGCCAATTCTCGTTGCGCCGAATCCATGCCAGTTTTGACATTCGTCTCAAATCGTTTCCAATAATCAGTATCTAATTTGTTAAACTGTCTCTGATCATCTTGTCTTTGATTTTCCAAAGCTCTTGCATATTCAGTTGCAGAATCCCTTTGGCGTTCTGCTTCCCGCATTTTTCGAGTAAGCTTAGCAATACGTCCTTGTACTCCTTTGCTATACTCTTCGAGTTTAGAGTCTTCTTGTTTTTGTTCCTTCTTAATCTCTTTAATTGTTTCTTCTTCCTTTGGTTCTTGTTCCGTCTTTTCTGGTTCTGTATAGGTTACGGTTGGTTCTTTGTCCTTGGTTTCTACTTCCGATTCATCCTTTTCATCAGGAACGATGACTTCCGCTCCAGGTCCAGATGTATCAAGAGGAACAGTTTTCTGTTCCTTTTCTAATGGTTTTTCATTAGTGCTCTCTGTGGGCATAGTTTCCTCCTATGTTAAAATGCATGCAAGATATCCTTAGGATCTTGCACGGTTGCTAAAATTTCGTCATCATTAAGAAGACGAATCTCCCCACCTTCAATTTGAATACGCGATCCCGCGTACCTTGCAAAGACAACCCAATCGTTGACCTTGCACCATGGACCATTCGGATATCTCTCTTTATCCTTATAACATTGTGATCCCATTGCTAAAACTAACCCACATTGTGACGCCACTTGTTGACGTTCCAAAGCGCTGTCCGTTATTAGCACTCCCCCTTGTGTCTTCTCATCCATTTTGAATGGAAGAACTATCATTCTCCAACCCGTAGGTTGAGGTAATTTTTTAGAATCTCGAGTGACTTCTTTAGGCTTTGAGGGCCTTACTCCTACTAATGTTTTATTAGGGAGCTTAATCTTTTGGTTTGGTTGTTGAGTTTCCTTTTGGGATGTCAACGATGTGGACTCTGGCATTTTTTGGCTCCTTTTCATCAAGCAGGTTAGAGATTTCCTGTCGCACTGATTCCAGTGCATTAATTTGACCTATTATATACTTATAAGTCTCCATGTTGTCAACCCCACCAGAAGTGATAGATACTGATAAGGCTTGCACGCGTCGCTCTAAAGCTCGACGAAGTTTATATACTATGTTTTCCAGATCCATTAATTATTTTATTATAATATCTCTTTAAACTTTCATTTCCAACCTTTACTCCACCTAATTTTCCAGAGACATAAGAACCATTATAAGGTTCACTTACACCACTAGGTTTTTTTAGTTTTGTAAACCAGTTGTTTTTAAATTTTGTTTTATTTCGTGTCGCCATTAGGCTTTCTTATTTTTTGCAGCTATTTTCTTGAATGTTTTAGCTAATGCTTTAGCTCGACCTGTACATCCTGGTTTTGTAATCGGTGTACATTTTCCTTTAGTTCCTCTTTTTTTAATTGAAGCACTGACTTTTTGCATCCATTTCTTGTCAGTTCCTTTTTTAAATCCCATTCTTCCGCCTTTAGCTGCTGGTTGGTATTCCTTTTTTTCACCAGGCTTACGTCGAGGATCAGGTACAGTCTTTCGTTCACCAGGCTTAGGAAGCTTACGTCGAGGATCAGGTATATATGGTCCTGGTCTTGATGGAGCTCCCGGACCAGCTTTTCTTTTGGAAACTCGTGATTGTAAGAATCTTTTAAAATTTCGTCTACCTGTAGCTATTTGTCCTTCTTGACTAGAATGAGGTTTTCCTTTTTCACGATTTGGGCCTGCCCACGTTATGTCATGATAATCGTTCAACGCTTTTTGTCTCATTCTTTGAAGGCGTCGTGTTCCTGAAGCTATTCTTCCTTCTTTTGTAGAATGAGGTTTTCCTTTTGGGCTACCTCCTATTTGTTCTAGAGGATCCATCCATTTTCTTCTGGTAAGTCCTCCTCCTACAGCTTTTCCTATTCTTCCGCCTTCGGCTTTACCTCTTCCTAAATGTTTAATTCTTTTTCTTTTTCCATGATCTACATGAGGTTTTCCTGTTAAACGTTCTGCTGCTTTCGCAACATTAACTTTAACCCCAGGTGTCATTTCATCCTTTCCTGTTTTGATAAATTTTAAAAATTTCTTTCCAATTTTAACAGCACCACCAACAGCTTTACCTTTTCTAGGTTTATGAAGATGGTGTTCCAAAAATGCATGTGTTCCTGGTTTAGGTCCAGTGCCCCATGGTTTGCCACCATGTTTAAGGCCTATTCTTCCACCTTTGGCATAACCACGATTCAATTCTCCATGAACCCTGGATATTTCAGCTCTACGATTTGGATTTGATCGTTCAGCTTCAACACGACCTAGTTCTTCTAATAGGTTCGTACGTCCACCACCAAATTTTCCAATTCTTCCGCCTTTAGCTTTTCCGCCATGCGTTCCTTGAGCTTGGCCAGGTCTATTTAAAAATGGTTTAGGACCATGACCATGTGGTCCTCTTCCTTTTGTAAGTTTATTTCCTCTTAATGCTATATCGCCCATTATTTTAATCCAATTTTACTTTTTTTAATTTTTGCTTCAACTCAGGATGAGCTTTAATTAGTTTTTTTCTTTTTCTTTCAAGATCGCCTGCGTCTTTAGTGATCCCTGGGAAACCTTTTTTAACTCCTTGTTCAGAAATAACTTTAGTTGTATGAGGTCTACCAAATTTTCTCACCCCTTCAGCTGAAGATTTTTGTACACTTTCAAATGCCTCACGTGATGCTTTTAATCCACCCACACCAGGTCTAACAGATTTGATTGCACCTGTTTTACTGGATCTAAGATGTTTACCTTTTTTAAGAGCTCTACCGAAACCTCTTAATGCTGCTCCTACTACGCCCATAATAAATTCCTATTTGTTAACTTTACCTGATTTTCTTTTGCCCCATTTGCCATAAGATTCATCTCTACGATCTTTCATAGATTGTTTCTTAGTGGATTCTTTTCCAGTACGCATTCCTAAAGATTCATCTTCTCTAGCTTTGTAGCCTTGTTTCTTACTACCAGTTTTTTTAGAACCAGCTTTATAAGGGAATCTGGATTTATAAGGTCTTGTTCCGAAATCGTTTCTCATGTTTGTCTCCTTGTCTGATTGTTAGTATAATTATCCATAAAAAGCAATACTATTTCTTCTTAGGTCCACCATTTCTAAACACCTGTGTACCCTTTATTCCAAAAATGCTCGCTACCACGGTAATCCACAAAGTTTGAAACCATATTGGCAGTGAGCCAAAATGATGAAAGAAAAGCTCAATCTTCTGCATCATTACCGGATCCTCACTGAAGACCCCCCAAGCGAGCACAATTATCGGGGCGGAAATTATCACGAGGACGAATTCGTCCTTATAATCGTTCTGTCGGGCTTCTAAAAGTTTGCCCTGGTAAGATTCCTCACCACGAGCTTGTCGTTCCGCATGCATCAATTGTGCATCGGACATAGCCATCTTAGTTCGCTGTTTATTTGCGTAGACTTTAGCTCCTGCTTGCAGAGCCATCTTCGCTAATCCAAACCAAGCCATGTTAGAACCAGGTTACAGTCTTATCTTTAGATTTAAGCATTCTTCTTGTGCCTTTAATTTCGTTTTTATCACCTTGGGCAATATAAACGCCTTTTCCTCTAAAACTTGACAGACCTTTTGGATCTATATGCAAATTTTGAGGAGGCACAGCAACATTGTCGGAACTATTTAAGGAAACATTTCCTTTTCTACCAACTTTGTCTTTGCTTGATTTTTCTATTTTAGTCATAGTTTCTCCTTAGTTGTTGTATACTACCTTTTCGGACCTTTCAAGGTCTTTACATCCTTACGTTTCATACGGTCAGATGTTAGTTTAGTTTCAGCGGACATAATTGATTTTGCAATCGCCGTATCAGCTCTTAAGTGAGCTAAATCTTCATTCTGTTCAAGCTTATCTTCAGTCAAATCTTTATTTTGAACTAATTTAGCTTTATCCAGCTCAATTCTTGCCTTTGTTTCTTCTTCTTTACGCACATTTTCCATTGCTTTCAAGTCCACTTCTCTTGATTTAAGTTTTAATAATGGATCATGGTCAAATTGGGAAGTAATGTTCTTTTCTTCCTTCATAAATTCTTCCGTCATTTCTGCAATCAAAATTGCCTTTCTCGCTTCAATTTTTTGAGAAATTTGTTGCATTTGTTGCTGAATTTGTGGATTTTGTACGGCCTGTTGTTGCATTTGTGGCAACATTTGCATTTCTTCTCTAAATTCAAGTTGAATTTGTTCCTGAGCCATGAGTGAAATGTGCTCTAAACAGTTCTTCTGTAAGGCAGCCATAACGGGTGGATTATTTCTCACCATGTTTGTTGCCATGAAATTTAAATGCGATGTAATATGCGCTCGGTGGTCTTGACCAGGGAATGCTTGGAACGGTTTTTGTGCCAAAGCATCAATATTTTCCAAAGCCGGATCCTTTGGTAAAGGAGGCGGCGGTGGAGGTAATACCTGATCAATGTTTTTGACCCCGATTGCTTCATACATCTTGCGATACGCTACATATAAATTATGCATTTGAGGATTCGACATCGCAAGTTGTAATTCTGTTTGTGCCATTGTAATTCGTTGAGACATAGAAAAGATATTTGGATCCGCTACCGGTAAAACATCAATTCGGTCATCAAAGTCGGTTTGTTTAATATTTTTTGCAGCTCCCACCACATCGTAAGGGTACTCGGGAGGTAAAAAAGTTGAAAACACTTTTGCTAAAAGTTTAAATTCTTGTTTCATTCCTACGTAAAGTCTTTTGTGAATTGCACTCATGACTCGAGAACCTCTTTCAAGTAAAGCGATTGTTGTTCCCACAGCCGCATTTTGATTTCCTTCGCCCACTTGCATATCTGCAATAGCCGCGAATCTTTGACCCGCCGCTACAACGGTTCCCATTAATTGTAAAAGCGTTTGTGAAGGTTCTTTGTAAGGTAAATTAAAAAATGAATCTTTTAAATTTCCACCCGGTGCATCAACATCTCTCCACTCTCCTGGCTGAATGGGTTGTGCATCATCTTTAACACGCACACCTCTTTGTTTAAATCCAGCTGGTAAATTGGATAATGTTCCTGCGTCTAATAATTGGCGGAGAGCAGCCGTTGCAGTTCTGCTCAAACCGCCAATCATGTGAATGAGTCCAAATCCGTAAAATCCAAGTCCTGGCAGAAATTTGAAGTGGACAAAGTATTGGATTTTCTTCTTCAATGGATCATTGGGCGCGAAGTTCCTTCTTATTGAAAGAACCTTTTGACTACCATATTCAATTGTTACGACGTATGGTAATTTTACTCCTGTCGGGTCACCCGTTTCAGGATGTAAATCTTCAAATCCTTCTAAATCTAAATTAACATGACACTCTAAGAGTGTATAAAGTTGTTCGTTTCGTGCAGTACGTTGAGTGCCTTCTAATTTTCGTTCTGCATCTTTTAATCTGTCATCTGGTGGATAACTGGGTGCTGCGAGTTCAATGTCACTATAAAATCCTATTATTTGTTGTTTTCTTAAATCATTTTCTGACATTTTTACTACATGCACCACAGCTTCTGCATCATCGAGTGAATTTGCGGTATAAGGAACCACAAGATCATCCGCTGGAACAAATTTTGAAACCGCTCGTCCTAAAAGTTCATCGTAATAAACTTTTTTGAAAGTCGATCCTGCTAATGGTAAATGAAACAGCATCGAATCAAATTCAGGTTCATATTCTTTCATGACATCCAGAATTTGATAATTCATAAAGTCTTTAACACGATCGGCTTGTTGTTGTCTTTGAGGAGTCGAAGCTCCAATAATTTGAGATCTTACCGGTCCATCAGAGGGTAATAATTCTTTATAAGCTTGTGCTTGAAATTGTGTAACCGCTTCTGCAAGAACGGGGTGAGTTGCACCGCTCGCGCCTTGAAAGGGTTGAGTTCGATTCGTATATTTAAATCCTAAAAGATCTATACCGGTAATATAAGCTTGCTCCCAATCTTTTCTGGACATTTTATAGTCCATATAATCCCCCGTCAGTTTATTACCGACTGGGTCTAAAATTTCATTAGGTAAAAGATCACCGAGATTATCAAAATGTTCTTCGGTTCCTGGAAGTCTAGGATTAGCTTGTGGATCAAAATCAACTGTTGCTCCGCCGTCTTCTTCAGGCGTCACTTCAATTGGTTTTTTTCCTAACTCCTCCGCAATATCAACTTCTTCGATAACTTCTTCTCCAGGAAGCTTCTCATCAACAAGCGTATTTGGGAGAGATTTATCTATTCGATTGTCTGCCATTTAACTTCTCCGGTTTCTTTGTATCTTGTTTAACTTCTTTTCGCAACCCTTGTGGATTCGGCCCTCTTAAAGGAGGAATCT